TCAATCAATACAAACATCTACCAACATATGAATCACTTGTAATTAATTTCACAGAATCCAAAAGTCTCACCGAAGAACAAGTTCGTGATTCGATTGAGATGATTCGTGAAATTAATGCAGTCAAAGACGAGCCAACTGATGTTGAATGGCTTATTAATCAAACAGAAAAGTTTTGTCAAGATCGTGCATTGTATAATGCCATCATGAAGTCTGTTAAAATTCTTGATGATAAGAGTCAGAAAGATGACAAGGGATCAATTCCAAAATTGCTGAGTGATGCGCTTGGTGTGTCATTCGACACATCCGTTGGTCATGATTATATGGACGATGCTTCTGCACGATTTGATTTTTATCATCGTCATGAGACAAAGATACCATTTGATCTTGACTTATTCAATAAGATTACAAAAGGTGGTCTGCCAAAGAAAACTTTGAATATTGCACTTGCCGGCACTGGTGTTGGTAAGTCTCTGTTCATGTGTCATGTTGCTGGTTCTTGTTTGTCACAAGGTCTGAATGTTCTGTATATCACCATGGAAATGGCTGAAGAGCGTATTGCAGAACGTATTGATGCCAATCTTCTGAATATTGATATTGCAGATTTGAATGCTATCAGTAAACAAGATTATGACCGCAAGTTCTCTGCCTTGAAAGTCAACACACAAGGTAAATTAATCATCAAAGAATATCCTACGGCTTCAGCATCGGCATTACACTTCAGGGCATTGTTAAATGAATTGCAACTAAAAAAGAGTTTCAAACCTGATATTATCTTCATTGACTATCTTAACATTTGTGCAAGTGCCCGAATCAAGCCTGGTGCTAATGTAAACAGTTATTCTTATATTAAGGCTATTGCCGAAGAATTGAGGGGTCTGGCGGTTGAGTTTGATGTTCCCATAGTATCAGCTACTCAGACTACCAGAAGCGGCTTCACCAGCTCGGATCCGGGTCTGGAAGATACTTCAGAATCATTCGGTCTGCCAGCCACAGCCGACTTTATGTTTGCTTTGATAAGCACTGAAGAGTTGCAACAATTGAATCAGTTAATGATTAAGCAACTAAAGAATCGATACAATGATCCAACGTATTACAAGCGGTTTGTCATAGGTATTGACAGGGCTAAGATGAAACTGTATGATGTAGAACAGTCAGCACAAGGTGACTTGGTAGATACTGGTCAGATTGACGATAAGCCTTTGAATACCTTCGGTGATCGTGAAAGACGTTCTGGTGGCGACAAGTTCGGAGGCTTCAAAGTATAAATACTCTAATAACTTGGGGGATTTATGGCAGCACAGCAAGGTTTTCAATATGAAGTCAACGCTGCAAAAGTTTTGAAGCCGATTGGATTAGTACCTAAAAACTTTGTTCCGGCTGGAGCTGGCCACGATCAACCAGACTTAATGTTAGAATATAAAAATATTAAATCTGGTTGTGAATTGAAAATTACGGCAGCTTCAGCTGGATCTTTAGTTTTAAAGTACGACTCTTCAGATAAAAAGAATCCATGGAAGTTTGGCGACATTAAAAAAGAAGATGATGAAAAAATCTTCATCAGAGATTTAGCAGAAGAAGTGGGTTTATTTGACATCATCAAAAAACAGTGGAAACAAGTTCCATACAAACGTGATAAAGATGCTGCTTGGGAAGCAACTGCTGGTAAAATGACTCCTCAACAAAGATATGAACGTGACCGTGATACTTTCAAAGATATTCGTGGAGAAATATCAGCAACTAAGATTGAAGAATATTATAACAAGAAAAAAACATATTATGTAAATGTAGGAACACACGGATTTTATTTGTTAGGTAAAAAAAATCCATTAAAATTAAAAAATGTTCCAACATTTGGTTCATCAGCAAAAGCAACATATCGTGCCAGAGTACAATATAAGGGCGGTGGAAATTATCAGTTCACTTTTGAAATGCAGTTTTCAATACCGTCAGCCAAAAAATCACCCTATAATATTGCGCCAGTAAATGGTACGAATGTAAACATAATAAAAAAAGAACTCAATTTAAGTTGTTTTGACATATGAAATTCACAGAATTCCTAAAAGAAAGTAAAGAAGGTAAGAACGTTCATCTAGAACATCTAGAAGATAATGTGTTGAATCATGGTGTTTCTGGTGCACGTGAAGCTATTGACTTTCTGCGTTCTTTACGTAATATGCTTGCCGGTCATACTGGCACAAACATGAACGTTACAACCAAGTGGGATGGTGCGCCTGCCATCTTTGCTGGTATTAATCCAGAAAATGATAAGTTTTTTGTTGGCACAAAATCAGTGTTTGCAAAGAATGCAAAATTAAATTATACCGATGAAGATATTGATGCCAATCATCCTGGTGAAGGTCTGAATCAGAAATTAAAACTTGCATTAGCATTCTTGCCTAAGTTGGGTATCAAAGGTGTATTGCAAGGTGATATGATGTTCTCAAAAGGAGACATTAAACATGAAACAATCGATGGTGAAGATTATATCATCTTTCAACCAAATACAATCGTATATGCAGTGCCAACAAAATCAAAGTTGGCACAAGCAATGCTTGCTGCACAAATTGGCGTGGTATTCCATACATCATACTCTGGTAAAACACTTGAGACAATGAAAGCATCGTTCAATATTGACATTGGACATTTAAAGACAACGAAAGATGTTTGGTTTCGTGATGCATCATTCACAGATGCTTCTGGTTCTGCCACATTTACTGAAGAAGAAACTGCTGCTATCACATCCATTCTTTCACAAGCAGGTCGTGTGTTTCAAACTATACCAGCACTCACATTGAATCGTATTGCAGCATCGGATGTTTTCTTAACTCAAATAAAAACATTTAATAATACCAAAGTGCGTGAAGGTAAAAAGATTGCAGATACCAGAATTCACACACAAGAATTAATTAATTGGATAGAAGCCAAGATGAACAAAGAAGTTTTGGCTGCAAAGAAAGAAGAAACAAAACAAAAACGTTTGAAGGAAAAGAATGAAGTCGTTCGTTTCTATCGTTCAAATGCCGTTTATCTGAAACAAATATTTGACTTGATGAATCTGATTGTTGATGCTAAACTTATGATTATACGTAAGTTGGAAACAATAAGGAGCATCGGTACATTTGTTCGTACCGATGACGGTTTTCGTATTACAGCACCAGAAGGTTTCGTTGCTGTTGACCACTTGGGCAAAGCTCTGAAACTTGTAGACAGATTAGAGTTCAGTCATAAAAACTTTACAGCACAGAAAGCGTGGGACAAATAATGGAATATGATATCAATAAGATTTTATCTGAGTATGATGATAATGATTTTGGCTTTAGTGCAGTAGATGAAGTTGAATATCAGGCAGTTATTGCCGAAAAAGACGAAACTGTAGAAGAATACAAAGAGAGAATCAAACAGTTAGAAAAGATCATCATGCCTTTTCTGACTAATCTGTACAAGACAGCAGAGCAGCCATACATTCATTGGCCCAATCGTGGTCCAATCATTGAAAAACAAATGCAGAAGATTCTCAAATTGACGAGGGGTTAATGTTTAATATTACAGAGAAGGCAGCAAAGAAAATCAAGTCAATCATTGATGAAGAGAACCCAGACTTGAAATTGCGTGTATTTGTACAAGGTGGTGGTTGCACTGGCTTTCAGTATGGCTTTACATTAGAAGAAAAGCCAGAAGAAGATGACCATGTATTTGAACGTGATGGTATTCAAGTTGTTATAGATAGTATTAGTATGAATTATGTGAATGATGCGGAAATTGATTATGAAGAATCTATGATGGGTTCACAATTTAAAATCAAAAATCCTAACGTAACTGCAACTTGTGGTTGTGGTTCATCATTTGCCGTATGAAAACATTTACAGAATTTCTTACAGAACGAAAAGAAGGTGCTGGTCTAACAATATTTGATATTGATGACACGCTGATGCATACCACAGCCAAGATTGCTGTTAAACTTAATGGTAAAGTTGTACGTGAACTAACAAATCAAGAATTCAACACATATCAACTAAAGAAAGGTGAAGAGTTTGATTTTGGACAGTTTCGTGATGCCAAGAAGTTCAAAGAAGAATCAAAACCAATTGCTAAGATGTTTGCAAAGGCAAAAGCAATATTGCGTAATGTTGTGAATAAACCAGGCAGTCAGATGATTATTCTAACTGCACGTGATGATTTTGATGATAAGAAAACATTTCTTGATACATTCCGTCAGTATGGTCTAGACATTGATAAAGTGAGAGTAGAACGTGCTGGTAAGTTGAAAGGGTTTGCGCCAGCACAAGCAAAGTATGTTATCATCTATAATTATTTGAAGCAAGGTAAGTTTACACGTGTTCGCCTATTTGATGATAGCATGGCAAATCTCAAAGAGTTCTTGCGACTGAAGAGTGAATTTAAAAACGTTGAGTTTGAAGCATACTTTGCAAAACCAGATGGTTCAGTAGCAAGAATCAAAGGTATGAATGAAGAGCAAGAGTTTGTATCAAAAGCTGGTGCTGGTGAATGGGGTCGTCCTGAACTACGTGATAAATATTTGACCGATACACCAGGACAAAGCGTAAAACAATTTAAAAAATTTACAGGAAACTGGAAAACAACAGACAGAAACTAAATCATTGGAGATATTATGAAAGATTGTGTAGTGGGGTGTGCGACCAACTATGATTGGTCAAAATTAAAGTATTGGGTTAATTCCATCAACGCATCAGGATTTGAAGGTGATAAAGTCCTGATTCTCATGAACTGTGATAAAGATACAGCACAAAAAATTACTGATGCTGGTTTCTCTATCATAGCATTCAATCAAGACGCAGACGGCAATCTTACGTACCAATCTCAATTGATGGTACACGTTGAGCGTTTCATTCACATTTACAAATTACTCAAAGATAATCTATATCGTTATGTGATTACTACAGACGTTAAAGATGTTATCTTTCAGAAGAATCCATCTACTTGGCTTGAAAACAATCTATCAGATAAAGAAGATTTGGTATTCTCTTCTGAGAGTATGAAATACAAAGATGAACCATGGGGTCGTGAGAATCTAACACAATGTTATGGACAGGGCATCTACGAAGATTTCAAGAACAATACCATTTTCAACGTAGGCGTTCTTGCTGGTCGTGGTTATGCAATGAGAGATTTGGTACTTCAATTATTTTTGAATTGTATTAATCGTCCAATTTCTATTGTTGACCAAGCCGTATTCAATGTAATGATTTCAAGACATCCATATCTTGATTCATCAATGTATACCGCATCTGAATCTGGATGGGCATGTCAATTAGGCACAACTGCTGATCCTAGCAAGATTGATTCTTTCCGACCATTCTTACTTGAACCATCACCGAAATTAGAGGGTGATAAAGTTGTAACTTCTGAAGGAATAGAGTATACTATAGTTCATCAATATGATCGTGTCCCTGAGTGGAGAAAAGTGATTGAGGCAAAATATGACGACAAATAGAATTAAAGAATTGTTTTGGGAACTAGACAAAGGTTCCACTAAATGGTCAGGTTACTTTGATGTATATGAAAGGCATCTGAAGAAGTTTGTTGGTAAAGCACCACGCATTCTAGAAATTGGTATTCTTGGTGGTGGTTCAATTGAGATGTGGTTAAAATACTTTGGACCAGGCACATCTGTTGTTGGTGTTGACATCAACGAAGATTGTCTAAAGTATGAATATAATGGTGATGTCAAGATCGTCATGGGTGATCAAGG